AAACTAAAAAATATTTTACGTTTTATATAAATACTAATGTAAATACAAAACAACTTAAAGGAGATTTACAATGGTTAAAACACCATATATGAAAAGCAAATGGTCTTCTGTTAATGATAGACAGAAAGCATATTTGATTCACAGAAAAGCTAAAGACGGTTATTTCAAGAAAGATATTGAAGATAGAATAATTGAACTTGGAAGACAAAAAAAACTTCATGAATTAGTTGGAACCGAATTATGGAAACAACTTAATTCACAAGGTATGTATAACGAATCACACCCTGTAGGTAGACCAAAAATATGGATGAAACTTTCAGACAAAACAAAAGCTTACAATATTGTTGATAAAGCTAAAAACGGTTTTTACAATGAAGAACTTTGTAAAAGGATTCTTGATATTGAAAACAAAGGAAGAAGACCAGACCTAGTTGACTTAGACATATGGTCAATACTAACAACGTCTGGAACATACTATGACGACAAGGAAGGAGAATAACAGTGATTGTTAAAACATTAGAGTATGTAATAAACAATAGTCATTATCAGGGTGATGTTGAATATAAAAGCAAATTTCAGATGGAAAAAGAACATAGTTTAGCATCAGACATTATATTGAAATGTTTTTTAAATGACGATAAAGTTGAACAAGAAGCTAGGAAGGTAGGACTGGAAAAAGCAAGAGACTCCGTCATACTCGCCATTAGAGATAACATAGAAATAATTTAAGGATACTTTATAATGAACAGAGAGAAATTAAAATTGCAAAGAATACCTACTATGGTTGAAAGTAATTCAGACGTTCAAACCTGTGTATTGGAAACTTTGAGGGACGCAGTAGTAACTATTGTTACTACTAATGGTGAAATTAGTGGAGTAATACAAACTAGCGATGCTTTCACAATACTTGTAGAGGTATCATCTGGTTCTAATAGGTTAGTATACAAAAGCCAAATTGTGTATATTTTATTTGAATCTGACGTGAAAAATGTTACTGAACGAATAAAAATGAAAAAAATAAACAGAAAGAGTAAAGGTTGAAATATGTCAGATACCGAAAACGAAACACGGGTACCAAGTTGTGCCCGTTATTTTGATCCTAAAAATTACCCCGTTGTAGGTATTGATACTAAGGTCTCTAGACTTGAATCTATAGAAGTATACGAAATTATGAATATATTACCTGTAACTATAGAAGAGGCAGAACAGATAGCTACTAAAATATACAAAGTTAAATACCTAGCTTATAATAACTACTACGAAGAAGATTGTCAAGAAATTTTAAACTGTGGTTCTGAAGAATTAATGAGACATGATGTTATGTATAGAACAGACCAACATGGGAAATACATAGAAAAGATAAAAATACCACAAAATGACCTTAAACACAAAATATATAACATACGCAAGTTGGCCGAAGAAGGATATTATGGTCCAAAAACATCAGAAAAGATATTGTGCATGGAAAGCGAAGAAATATATACCATGAAGATGTATGAAGAACTTAATACACGCGGTAAACGTAGGCTTAAGAAAAAGAAACGAAAGAAAAAGAAATGAAAGAAAGAATACTTTCAATCGCAGAAATGATTGACGCATATAGAATAGCACCAAGAGCCATACTAATAGTGTATGGCTTTTTGGTTTGGGAAATTTATATTTGGTTTAAATCTCTTGAAACCATAGCAAAAATACAGTGTCAAGAAGATATATTTTTTAAACTAATACAGAATGGTATTGATGTTAACAAAGCATCTGAAATAGCTTGTGTGGTTATAGAAGTTGTTGGTGGACCTACAGCACAACAGACAACGTTCGTTACGGCCATTGTGGGACTCTCTACCGCTATTATAGGATTGTATCTTAATAGCGGTAGGAGGTGGGAAAAAAAGGGCTGAGAACCTTTTACAGCGCCCAGCCCTCACACACACACACACACATAGTTAGGGCGCTGCCCAACTGTATTTATTGGAAGGTTACTTTAATCAGTAATTTTTCCGGTGAATAAATCTTCCTAAATTCCCAACTCTCAAACTACCATCAGATGTTCTTCTTATATTAGGAGGATCGTTAACCCCACATCCTACTAAAATTTCAGTGACCGAACAAACAGTTGGAAACTCAAAAAGATTCCATTCAAATTCAATATCAAGGTTTCCATCAAAATAGTCTGAAAAAGCTATTGCGGTGAAAAACCCGGAATCTCCTATTGAACTGTTGTAAACTGCACCAATGTCAGACGCTTCTATAATCGATGGATTACTTTGTGAAGACGTAAATTCTTTAACTTGCAAATTTGTAATATTTAAATTTGAAAATTTGTATCTGAAAGTGTTAGAACCATCGAAAGATATAATGTAATATCTTACTGCGTTGGCAGTAGGTAATGGTGCAGGTGTAAACGTAAGAATACTATCGCTTCCTTGATCAAAGTTGTTATAGTTGTTTATAGATAAAATGTTTCCGTTTCTTATAACATTTATTGTTATTCTAACAAAATCGGCATTATAATTAACTGCGTCCGGTGTTTGTTGAATAAACATAGACGGTGTCAAAATATCTGTACCAAATTCAGCAGTAAAGACCTGTCTTCTAAATGGTGAATCATAAGCAACACCTCCCTCTGGAGTAACATCAGTATCATCTATTATTTGCTGATCATAAACTTTAGTAAAACCAGAAATGTCTTCAATACCCAAATATGTTTGTGCAGATACAACAATAATGTCTCCATTTTCTGCCATAAGCCCACTAAAGTCAACAGTTTCACTGGCGGTAGTCAATAAAATGTTATCATCACCAGAACGGTTGTAAAATCTGTTACCGGTATAACCAAAAAATATAGAACAAGGATCATCACTAGGAACAGATAAACTTGGAGTTGGTGTTGGGGTTACACTGCTTGTAGGTGTGGGGGTGGGAGTAATAGACGCAGACAAAGAAATTGTTGGCGTAACACTTGGAGTTGGTGTAGGTGTAGGCGTCGGCAAGTTTGGAGCAAAATCATTGCTGTAAATTTCAAAGTAATTTAATCTAAAATCAACAAGAGTGTCATAAAACATATAAGGTAAACCAGACTCATAGGTTCTAGTTTGAACGTCTAGTATTAAACTATCACCCTCAGAAATATTTAATGTGTATAGGAAATTCTCTCCGTAGATCTGGTTAAGCAAAATTTCGTTTGTTGGAACCCAAGGTCCAGAAACACTATCAACCTCAATCCCATTAGAATCCAATTGTATAAACTTTGCTCTAAAGTCGCTAAGTCTGGGAGTGGCATTGGCTATTAAAAGTCTTGTATTAAAACCAGTTATGGTGCAATCTTGGTCAAAAGTGTATCTCCATTTCCTCATAGAAGTTTCTACCGTACTAGGGTTAGCAACTTGTATAACACTATAAGAGTCATCTCCAAGAATAGGATCAAATATAGTTAACAGCCTATCCGGGTTATTAATAGGGTCAATATCACTTAGTAGGAAAAAAGTATAAGGCGTCCCCGGAGGTGGCGAAGGGGTAGGAGTAGGAGATGGTGTAACACTCGGACTACTACTGGGTGTAGGTGTTGGTGTAGGTGTAGGTGGTATTTGAGATGTTGAAGGTGTTGGTGTTGGACTAACAGGAATCGCCGACGCTACTGGGTCGGCAAATATTCTTTTGGTGTTAGTCCTTTTTACCGGATTAGTTCTATTTGGCATTTTAAGCCCTCAAATACTTAATAGTAGAAGATATGAAAGCTTTGTATTCTTTAAGAATACTTTCATCAACCTCTTCCAAAAATTCTTGGCCATTTTCATTTAATACCATAATAGTGTTTGGAAGATTTTCTACATATTCTTGGTATCTCTTTTTCCTTGAGTCTTTATAGTACCTAAGCTCTTTGTTTTCATCATAATAAATTATAAACATGTGTGTGTGCGTCCTTATTGTTTGTTATTCAAAATCTGAATTGCGTTAGACAATGGTTGTACATTGACGTTGTTTGTATTTAAGTAATCAACTATTGCAGAAAAATCTGTTTCCAACCAGTCTTGACCATCTACCAAAGTAGATACCAAGGTATGAAAATTCAATATAAGCCACTGGTTGTTTGCTACAGCATCATCAATCCAACCTTTTACTTGGGCCTGTGTAGTAAACTTGTCAATGGACTGCCTGTTGATGTTGTAAGGAGATATGTAGGTCTGACCATTTGCCCATCCGTTTATATTAGAAGCGTGAGAAAAGTTTCTTCTAACTTCTTTAATTATATTGTCACTAAATGCACCGTTGGGGTAAGAATAGTGATCCGAACCACGAAAACCTCTTTCTAACAAATAGTTTCTTGTAGATCTTAAGTGATCTTCAAGTTCTGATTGAGTAAGGTTGTTAAGGTTACCAATATGATGACCACCAATGTCCCATCCCACTTTGTCAAGATCGAACAGCTCTTCTTCTGTTAGGTAACCAGAGTTTCCAATTTCTTCAGGATCGATTAAGGCCGTGCCGGCATACATATATTTGTCCATATATTCCTTACCGATAATAACATCATCATATCCATCATCAAAAGTGATTGTAACAATGTGTCCCGTGGTGCTGTCAGGTATAGTTGCTATTGAGTCCAGATGAACCGTTACTCTGTTATTACCATTATCTTGCACCCTTAACAACATTTGTTTTATTGCTGAAAGGTTTGGAGAGCCATCGACAGGAAGATCATCAACATCTACTACAACTTCTATCCATTCATTGTCTGGTGGGTTTACTAGTCTAGTACCCAAATCAATATTCACAGAATCTGCGAAAGTCCATTCAGAAGATGATATTTTCAAAACGACAGCACTTACATCAGCCCAATCATCACATTTAACAAAAAGTCTCAACAAAGATTCACTAATATCCACCGTAGGGCTTAATATTGGCGTAGAAATACCAGCATTACTGTTTCCAGATTGGGTAGTTACAGTTACTGATCCAGTCTGTGTTACGTGATCATTACTTGTTCCACCATCTCCAGCAGCGTACCAATCATCCCAACCGCTTTCTGTAGAATATATGTAGCTGCCCCTCGCCCTAGGAAGAGTTACAGTAGGTCTAGAATTTGTATACTTTTGCAGATCACTAATATCTTGTTCTACAATTGCCCTGTTTATCCACTCTGAGCCAGTGCCTTCGTAAAAAAAGGCATGGCCGTCAGATGGAGTATTAATGTTAACGTCTGAAAGTTCATTTATATTTTCTCCTGTAATGTTTGAAATAAAACCAGAAATGCTATTATCGAACAATGATAAGTCATTTTCAACTACAAAGTCAACATTATTATTCAAATCATCGTATGTTACTGTAATAAGACTTTGGTTTCCATTCAAAACATTCCAAGCGGCATCTTGTATTTCTTCCTCAGTTTGATCTGCGGTTGAACCATCTTCTACGTTAATATGGCTTCTAAGGGAAACAGCATTTATCCCCAAAGATATGTTGCCAGAACTTGTAACAGGCGAACCAGAATCTATTTCTATACCGTCACTACCCGAGATTCCAACAGAAGTTACCGTTCCTGTGTTTGTAGTATATCCTTTACTTTCTATATGATCATCTATTGCTGCAGCAGTCATTAGTTGTGTATCAGAATCTATAAAAGATTCGATACTAGTCAACACAGAACCAGCCTGTATGTCTGAAAAAGACACATCAGTTAAAAATCCAGAAGAGCTATTGTCAAATAAAGATAGATCGTCGTTTACAATAAAGTCAACGTTTTCGTTAGCATCATCATAAGTTACCGTTATAAGAGTTTGTGTTCCGGTCAAAACATCCCAAGCAAAATCCTGTACCTCTTCTTTTGTCAAAGAGCCCCCGGAAGTTGCAGCGTCAAATGTTATAGTATCTGAAGAAGCATTAGTGCTTATAGTCATGTTGGTACCAGCAACTAATGTCAATGTGTCGGAAGTTGTATCTGCAACAACATCACTCTGTCCAGATACTGATATTGTACCAAAAGCTTGTCCACCACCACCAGATGAACTGATTGTAATAGAATCTGTACTCGAATCTGTAGTTAATGTTATATTGCTTCCAGCCACAAGAGTTAAAGTATCATTAGAACTGTCTGCTACGACGTTGTCCTGCCCGGATATAGATATGGTATTAAAGATGTTTGGGGTGTTTGTGAAATTGTTGTAGTCTAAGAAATATGCTGGTATGTTTCCATCTAACGTTTCAGAATCTATACCAAGAGCGTCTACAAAAGCTTTGTCCACTCTAATGTCAATGTCAGAATTTGTCCTTGCAGTTGTGTAATATAGGTTAGAAGCTTCTGTAACGTCGTCAGTGTCTAAAGTTACAGATCCGGTTTTACCCGATACAGAATCTACGGCGTTAACCTCGGCACCAGCAGAAATACCATCAAGTTTAGTCTTGTCTGAAGAAGACAATAAACCTGAGTCTGTAGTTGTTGCAGAAGCAATAATAGTGTTACTACCACCAGTGTTGGTTATCTCTATAGTGTCAGGAAGAACGGTCTGACCCAAATCTACAACAGTCAAATATGATTGTAGATCACTTATTTGTGATTCTGTAATTTCTATTGAAGAATAGACCGAGTTGGATTTGTATCCTGTCCAGTTGTCTGATCCATGATAAACAAGTTCTATTGACTCTTTCGGGTTAAGAGTAACGTTATTTGCCGTACTATTAGCTTCCGATAAAGTAACACCAGAAGCGCCTGAAAGCGTCAACACGCCAGTTGAAGATGTATTTCTTATGATGATACTATTAGACGTATCAAACTCGTTGTCTGTGCCCTGAGCAACTGCAACTTGAGTTGGAATAGTAACAGTGTAATTGTTATCGGTTCTAAGTTCTAGAACTTTGGAAACATCCTGTATTCTAACAGTATATGCTCCGGTAATTTCTCCTATCAATCTTTCGTCTGTGTAAATCACTGCACTATCAAAATCTATTTGTACTGTAGGTTGTCTCGGAAAAGAGTTTGAGTATATTACGTTATCTCCGTCACCAACAAGATAAATATCATTCTCAATAGCACCGTAGGAGTGAACGCCGTCAATTATAGTATTGGTAACATTGTTAGTCAAAATATTATTGGTGTTATTAAAAAATGATCCACTGATTCTCATATTTTTGGAATCAGTTGTAGCATAAAAACCTCTAAAGTTCCCATAACTGATCAAATCCCAAGAAACATCTTCACAACCAAATTGAGCAAATCCTCCGTTAAAACCGTTTCCGTATGTTACGGCAGAAACACTACCATATCTTGTATTTGTTAAAATAATACCATGAAAACCATTTTCGTATGAAATGGTGTTTTGGATTTTAAAATTTGTTGAAGCATCTAGGTGAATACCAGATGCATCACCGAGATACGCAACTTCGGAGTTAAAAGGTCCATTGTCGTGTGCTAATAGATTGTTAACAAATATATTATCACAAAACCCTAGATATATTCCTTCAATACCACCTTTAATTATCTGTAGATTTTCTAAAAGTATATTTGTGACACGTTGCATTTCTATGCATACGGAACCATCATTGGGATCGTTGAATCCAATGTCGTTACCGTCAATAGTCATGTTAGATATTTTTATATTGGAATTACCGTTATTAAAGTCAGTGTTTCTGAACATTTTTATAGAAACGTCTGCATCATTTGTAGCTCTAACAATAGAGGTGAACATATTACCACCGAATATTACTACATTGTCAGGCAACGTTACAGAATTTTTTATTGTAACAGTAGTGTTAGCGGGTATAAAAGCAATAAGTTGGTTGTTGGCAGCATAATTTACCCATTGCTGTACAGCAGCAGTATCATCCGATACCCCAAGATTATCCTTAAAATCTTTAATGTTAGTAAAAGTACCACTTCTTGGAACCCAATCGGAACCGTCCCATGCGATAATATCATCAATATCTGGAGAATCTACGGTGATTCCGTCTGTATTAACACCAGAAAGTATTTCGTCTCTCAACTGACTGAAAGTTATACTATGTGAGTCTTCGGGTGAAAGTCTTTCAACCTCAAAAACCTCAGCGCCTGTCAATGGAAGATCTATCGATGGTAAATCTTGTATTCTTTTAAATGTTGACATTTTATCTAATATTTCCTATGTTTTATATATTTATTAAATTTACATGTTTGTTAGCTTGAAGTTGTAACAGTAAATTTGTTTTTACTTACTTCAGCATTTGTAAATGGTGCTGACCAAGAAGTAAACAATACTCTATAGTTATAGGTACCAGAACTTGGATTATCTACAAAAGGCTTAATAACATCAGTACTGTTTCTTACTGTACATATTCCCGGACTTAATGATGGATCACTTTCAGGAATCCATACAACACTACCACCCCCGCTTACCGTAGCCGTGGCAACAGTAGACCAAGAACCTGATGGTGCTATTCTTCTTTGTAATGATATTGTTCCGTTAATATTTCCGGGACCCGAACATGATGATTGAGGAGTTTGTATATTTTGATCCAAAGCTTCAAATTCGAAGTTACATTGTAACGATATACCACCAGAGCCAACTTCAATGTTAGAAGATGTTGCAGTCAAAGAGTTTGTTGTAGAACCACCGGTGGCAGTGTTTGTGGCAGAAAAAGAATCTACAGTAGTACCACCAGTGGGAATACCGAACGTTTCTGTATCTATAGAAGCAGTTCCATCTCTCTTAACCCAAAATATGCCATTTGCATCATTAAGTGTATTACCATTACCCGCCCATATCAAATAATCAGGATGGTTGGCTAATATTCTAACATTAGTTAAAGTAGTATTTCCTACAATTACGCTACCTCTTGCTGTAATCTCGTTAAATTCAGCAGAACCCGTGTTTCTTTCTATCTTCCATCCTGTAGAACCTGCTACATAATTATCTGATTGAATGGTGTTACTAAACTTAGCACTTGTTATTGCAGCATTTTGGATATTAGCAGTTGCTATAGAAGCTTCTTGCATAGCGGCATTGTTAATAACTGCCGTACCTATGTTCGCTGAAGTTGTTATAATTTCATTAGCCCCTATCAAAGGAGAGGTAATACTTCCATCTTGAATTTCTGTTTCTGTTATTGTATTCGCTAATATGTTTCTTGGTGTAACAGAAGAAGAAGTTACCCAAACAGAAGTGTTTCCGGATGTATCAACAGCACGTATTCTATATTGATAAGTAACACCAACAACTACTTGATTATCAAAGAAGAAACTACTTGTTCCAGCTTGTGTATAGAACACGTTGTATGAACCTATTCCTACTCTTCTTTTTATCTCAAATTCTTTTAAATCAGAATCGCTGGGCCTGTTCCATGTAAGATAAACAGATTCGTATCCTGCTATTGCATTAAATGCAGTAACTGCCGAAGGTGCTCCGGTGTCTTGTGTTGTTGTATGACGTACTATGTTTGTCCATTCCCCGATAACAGAACCAATTCTAGCTCTAACCCTAACAGTATATTGTGTTGAAGGAAGGGCTTCCATAGAATATTGAACAATGTTACCAGTATCTGGTTGACTCACCGTAGGCAAAGAAACGTTATTAGTAGATGTTTCTACAATCCATAGATCGTATTGATTTGCTCCGGTAACTTTATTCCATTGTATGTTAAGACGTACCCTTTCCTGACCATTAGGAAGCTGCTCTAACGAAGAACTGACTACTAGACCAAGAACATTATCTGGATCAGGTTCAGGATCGGGTACAGACAGTTCAGGAAGGGTTGTTACTTGTCCAGTAACATAGTTCAATCCGAATTTAGAATAAGAATCGTAAGCCGCAATTGCGTAGGTGTAAGTAGTATCAGCTACACCCTCAATTTTGTGAATTGTTCCTCTATCATCTTTTTGAAGGTTGTTTATTTTAGGAACAATAGGATCAGTTCCCACTATATGGTGAATGAAAACACCCTCTGCATTTTCTTCTTCAAGGTAGGCATCGTGAGTTATTTTGTAATCTTCAAAAATGGGTACTGCTGTTACATTTGTCAATGCAGATGGTGGATCATTTGTAAATCCAGTTATTCCTGTACTTGTACTCAATTGGAAAGAGTTGTCCCTAGCAAAAACTGCAAATCTTGGGGTTCTTGGTTTACCATCGAAAGGTACGTTGTTCTGTTCAAAATAAAAACGTGCAATATCACCATCGTTAAAAGATACAAAGTTATCTTCTACTGTTAAAGTAGCTATAGTATCATCTGTGGTAATATCTATTACATTTACAATGTAATCACGTAGCTGATCAGATTCTGTTCCGGCGACTGGGTCCCACGTTAAGTTTAAAACAGTGCCTTGCCATTTGTCATCATCCATAGTAGAACCAGATGGATGGTCTACTCTAAAGTTTTGTGGTGCCAACAAACTAGAGTCTCCGGGCACTCCTACAATGAAAGAGGCTATTATAAACCCATCCAGAGGTGCAGATTGTGTACCAAAGACATTGTATGCGTATATAGAATAATCATACACACCTTCATCAACATCGTTTATGACAAATCTAGACTGAGAAAGGTTGTTAGACCAAAAATATTGATCACCGTTTCTTCTGTATTTTATTCTGTAATAGGCAAGACTTGGGTTTGTAACATCAGACCAGTCAATGGTTAAACGTAATTTGGTTTCACCATTAGCACCGGTATAAGATTCAAGAACAGAATTATCTCCGGTCGGAGCTTCAATATCATTTGAACCGAATGTTTGGAACGGAGAATCGTTGTCCAACTCAACTCCAGTTTCTACAGAAATGAACTTGTTTTCATTGTAATTTGCAGCAACAATCTCATATTCTCCAACACCATCTTCTTTGATAGAAATAATTTGGAAAGGTCTAGGAACAACTAGACCTGTTATAACGTATGGTGTGTTTACCAAAGTACTTAAGTCAACACCATTTTCAAGTGTCAATTGATTATCGGTAACACTTATAACGTTTCTTGTAACCTCGGTTCCGTCTGGGAGAATATACCTTACCACGTTGGAAGTAGAAAGGTCTTCAGAAGGATCAACGTTTACTACAAGAACGTTACCACTGGATTCTGCTGTAATAACTCCACCAACTATGGTATTAGCGAAAAAGTTGTCTGCAATCTCTATAACGTCACCAACTTCCAAGAATGCATTAGAGAAAGAAACTTTAAAGGTTGCAATTTCTGAGTTTTCCAAACCACTCAGTAGAATCCATCTTGCCAATCTTCTAGCTTGAGATTCTGTCGTAACTCCCACGGCGTTTACGCTTTTTTTGTTATATCCAAAAGCGTTAATTCTTGCTGAAGTTGTTTCTTCTATGATGGTTCTTGGTAAAAATTGCTCCTTACTATCATTAAAGGTAACTTCAACGGCAGTGGCCCTAGAAGACATTTCTGTTCCAGAGTATTCAAACTTACCGTCTATGACATTAGAATGAGTTAAAATAGCTTCTACTTCTTTTGGTCTATCTTGTACTATTTTTATCATGCCGTTAGAGTTTATTACCTGCGATCTAAAAGTAGAAGCAAGAGTCTGAATCATTTTAAAATTTTCTTCTTGAGTCATCAAAGAGGCATTAAATCTAAATCTGTTTTCAAATCCACCATCACCGTCAGGTACAATTTCAGTGTTATATTGCGATGCATCATAAAAACTGTAAATGTCAATGTCAGATATTTTTACAAACTCTCCCATTCCGTATCTTTCGTTAGTCAGAATGTCAAATAAAATCCAAGCAGGATCGTCACACCACTCTCTAGCAGCTTTAAACTGCCCGTCCCATGTCCCACTATAAGATGCGTTAGAAATAACGTTACCTTGTTCGTCAAGAACGGTAGGTGTATAGTTGCTAGGGACTAACACTTTAATACCTTTAACTATGTAACTTCTACGTGGAACTTGACCGCCCGTAGATTCTGAATCTAGTAATAGACCAACATGCGCTGCGTCATCATAAGTCATCTTAATATCTTGTAATTCTACTACAGATGAAAATATAATATCATTAGATAAAAAATCACTATTAGAAATATCATCAAGACGCAAAACCCTAAGTTCCCATGCAACACCGGGTTGTGGGGATTCTATCCTGTAACCTTCTTGGTATGGCGTACGTGTTACCCCTGTTATAGTTTTAGAAAAAACATCTTGGAAAGTTCCACCTACAACACGAGTCTGTATCTTAATAGGAATTTGTGCAGCAGATGTATCACCGGTCTCTTGGTCAACCTCAATAAGCTGTGGTATCGTGACAATAACTCTAGCTGCGTCAGCGGAAGAACTTATAGAACGGGTTACGCCTCCCGGAGGATTTGGTAATTCTTGATTTACTGCAAAACCGCTTTCTACGTCTGGGAATCCCGGAATGTAATTCTGTCCCGGTTCACCTAATCTTTCTTCGAATGTTATTGCAGAAAAGTTGTAGTCTCCTGACTGGCTCTGTACAGGTGTATTATCAAAATAAACACCTTTCAAACCACCCTGAACACCAACGATGGGGCCTTCTGATATAGCTTCTACAACGGCAACTGTAGCGTTGCTCCTAAGACTATTTGGAGCCTGACGAGGTGGACCAGAACGGCCACCTTTTCCTCCACCACCTGAACCTTCAATTGTATAGTTTTTTATTCTATTATGTTTACTCATTTTAATGAATCCTTAATATTGTTCATATATCGGGTTAGGACTGATAGGAGGAGCACTACCACCACCGGGACCACCGGGATCTGGGGGAGAATCGTATGTAGATAATTGCTCTATAGTTACCCCAGTACTTAAGACTACAGAACCAGTTCGACAGAAACCGTAACACAGAGGAACTGGATGACCCTGTTCTGTAGTATTAACGGCTCTACTAAACAAAAAACTAGGTGTTGAATCTGCTTGTTCTCTTATCTGCGGAGAGGAAGGAGGAAATAATCCACCTATCGTAAGACTTATTCCTGCTCCTATTAATGCACCACCAACAGCAGAACCAACTGCACCAGTCAAAGCTGCAGAACCGAACAAAAATGCTGCACCGCCTCCGGTAAAGACCGTCAAGGCAATTCCACCTGCAATTAGAGCTATGCCTCCTATAATCTGTCCAACCCTACCAGATCCTTCTACAGAAGGTATAAGGTGAACTTCATTAGAAGAACCCATATTCCAATCTAATGTTTGTTCCGTAAGAAAATGGTCACCGTCTTTTTGTTTTATCTTAACAAGCCATTCATTTTCTCTTATATGTCTTTTAATCTTATGACCATAATTGGAAATAAGACCAGAAACCAAAGTTCTAATATCGTTACCAGAAATTACAACTGTATCGTTTCCTCCGCACATTTGCTTTAGTTTGCCATAGAGATGTATTGTTCTTCTTTTATGTTGCATGGTTTTTAACTTCCTTGTGTCTTAAAAATTTTGTCATCGAGTTTCTCCATCTTGAAAAACTATATTCTTGGGATAGTCTTTTATCCATATGCTGTAATATCTTGTTGTCTCCGATATATACAGCACCATGGTTGTTTTCTGTCGAAGAAATGCTTATCAGTATCATGTCACCATACCTAAGTTCATCTTCGGAAACCTCAAAAAACCCTGCCGACTGGTAATATTTATCATATAAGTTAACTCCACCATCGTTCCACCACATGTATTCTCTTGGAACACTCATAAGTTCTATACCAAATTTCTGCCAATAGAAGGATTGTATTATGGTGTAACAATCATAAACTCCATGAATATAAGGTCTACCAATAAGTGGATGATCATTGTCAGGAAAAACAACAATATCGCTACAATTCTCACCATCACTACTTAATATACCAAATGGTATTTGTAATGAGTCTTGAGTTTGCATGTCTTTTAAACTTGGTGTTCTTGGGTCAACATTACTTCTGTATTTCAAAGAAAGTTGATTGGAAGTATGTGAATGTATCAAAATATCCGGAATATTTTGGTTAAATTTGATGGGGTCAATACGAAAATGTTCTACTGGATTTTCATGAATGTTTTCATAATATATTATATTTTGGTTCTTTATACCAAGAACAGCTTCTTCAGGATATTTCTTTAAGACGTAAGCACAAATATCTTCTTTTAATACATCTAAATTGTATTTCATCGTACCTTATGTTTATGTGTGTGTTGTAATAATATTTATGTAAATATTGATTTTTTAGTTAAAAGTTACGTAATCTAGACACACCCGGAGCATAAAGAGACCTTTCACCAAGATCTTCTCTAAGAATTTGTCTTCTGGGCAGACGCAAACCCGGTCTGTCCATTTTAGATGACAAAAGAAAAGTTATTATACTTTCGTTCATAAGTTGTTTCTGTATTATAACGTAACTTCTAGTAGGAAAGTGTTGGTTAGGATCAGCATCTACTTCTCCATCTAGAAAATTCTTATAAGTTCTCCATATAGTTACATTAGCACCCACCAAATCGTCATATTGTGCTACCTGTTGCATTAAAGTTTTATTCACATTGGATACCGTAAGATTTATTCTAGAAGGGGCACTGTTTTTTTCTTCTACAAACCCTTCTGCCAACACCGGGAATGGTTGATAAATTTTACCTCTCCAAGATGTTGGTTGTCTTATCGTAGAGGACAGATGAAATACTTGACTAGTGCCCAATGGGGTTAGATCAATTTCATAACCTTCAAAAATTTCACCAACATAAGTTTGTTTGGACTGTTCTTTTATATCAGACATTATGCATATACCTCTCTAATTCTAAAAGAAACAGTGTATCTGTTTCCAACATTGGATTCGTTTGGGGCAGAATCTATCACAAACGATCTGGCTGTAGATTCATTAGGCGGAGTCCATGTAAAAGCCTGTACATATCCTACAGTCTCTATGAAAGATATAACTGTGTTTCTATCTACAAGACTTATATTGTCATAAACTATAGACCATTCATCGGTCATATCATTAATACCCCAAACCGCTCTCTGTTCTGCCCCGTCTCTAAATCTGACAGTGATAGTGTTTTGGTTTATTGTTCTACTTGAGTTTTGTGATATTTTTTCTGGTAATGGTAGTGCGCTCATTTATTAAAATCCTCTATTTAAAGAATTACCTGATCTTGTTTCGTTGTATAGTGTTCTTTTTACCGTATTAGTAACTAAGCGATCAATCGCCTTGGCTGTTTCTTCACCTATAGCTTCCGGTTGATCGGAAGAAGCATTAACTGTAACATTAATGTTTGTCTGAGCCACTATAGAACCAGAACCACCACCAACACTTTTCACACCTAAGTCCCCGTTTGGTGTCCTTGTGAGAGGAAGAATTGCTTCGGGTCCTGCTTCGCCCATGACACCAATCTTATTGTTAGACATTCCAAAGGCCGTGGTAGCGTTTACCACACCACCCTTGGCAAAGAATTGAGTACCGTCATTCCACGCACCACCCTTGGCTTGTCCACCACCAAAAAGGTTAGCGAAAAAAGATGCTATAGCGTTTCCAGCACCCTGTGATCCTGAAGATTGTGGATTCAATAGACTTTGTACAACAGAATCTATTCCTGATCGAAGAAGAATTTCAACAACATTAGCTGCAAACTGTTTAAAGTTAAGTTCTCCTGTACGAAGACCTTCTGCTATTTGATCACCAAGTTCTTGGCCCAATCCAGTAATAAGATTTTCTCTAATATCCCTTAACGCTTCAGCCCTTCTTAGAGTCTCTCTGTTGGTGTTTTCTTGCTCTCTCCTGACGTTTACCATTTCTTCGGCTTCTTGTTTTGTAAGTTCTATACCAATAGATTTACTTTCGTTTATTAATCGTTGAATTTCTCTCTCATTTTCTAAGAAAGAATTTAATTCTTCTTGAGAACGTATTCTACCAGAAGATATTTGTTCGAAGGCCGTTTTCTGTAAATCAATCTCTGTGTTTATTCGTGCGAAAAACTCTTCCTGTCTACTCAGTTCTTCTACATACTTCTTTATATTTTCATATGCTTGATCGTTAAGTTCTACAGATCTTTCTAGAGCCTTGTTGTTAGAAATTGTTCTCGCTTCTTGCTCTATCCTAGTATCTGTAATGTTTTGACTAACAGTAAGAAATTCTATTTCGTTGGCTGTCTTTTGGTCTGAAATTGTTAAAAGCTCTTGTTCTATAGCAGCCTGTCTCTCACTAAGTTGGGAAATTTCTTTTCTTCCCTCAATTTGGGCATTTATATTAGATATACCCATATTTCCCGGAATTTCTGCTATCTCGCTTCTTCTGGCCTCCTGCTCTTCCAACTCGTTTAATAGTGCCCTCTCTCTGTCTAATATCACAATTCTTTCAGCAGCAAGTTGTAACTGTTTTTCAGATACTTGTTCACCTCTAGACTGTGCCTCTACAAGATCGTTATACGCTCTTGTTGCACTATCTATTTCTCTTTCTACAAGTTCTATACCAGAAACAGAAGAAATTCTTTCTATGGCGGAAACAATCTTTTCAAATGTTGCAACTAGAGCTGGACCAAACGACAAAGCAAGTTGTCTACGAACAGCGGCCCAGCCTGCTGTAATCTCGTTTGTGAGTTGATCTAAACGCCTTGCCCTTTCAACATCATCTTCTCCAACTATAAATCCGCCTGCTCTAGCTTGTTTTAACTGTTCATTAACTTCAGCCAAAGAACCACCAAGTTTTAGTGCATTAATTTCAGACTCACCTATCAATTGTGTTATAGCTCTTGAACGTATAGACGTATCTTCAACATCGTTAATTGCGTTTACAATTTCTTGAAATGCCTGTGCTGGATCGAGTTGAGACAATCTTTCAACACTAATACCAAGCTTTTCAAATATTTCTGATCCTTCTCCTATCTGTTCTTGCTGTTTTATTATAACTGCTGTAAGATTTTCAAATTCAAAACCAACTAATTTTGAACGTGCTTCTAAATCTGCCAGTTTATCTACGGCAGCACCAGTAAAGTCAGAAAGATCGTTGATCTGCTGGATATTAGAAAACTCTTTCCTCACAAAATTTGCTGCGGCAACTGCCGCAGTACCAACAGCAGCCAATCCTATAGCTGCAGTTTTGGCTATTGCAAATACCTTAGACAAAGAATTTCCTGCACCGGCAGATGATCCTTCAGTTTTGTTAAACTCTGTGTTTGTCTTACTAAGCTCGTTTCTAGCTTCTTTAAGATCAGAAGAGTCAACCTTGTATTTGATTTTTGTAATAAATTCTGAAGCCATTATTAGTTCTCTTTATGTTGTTTGTAACACTTGTAGTAAGTCGCGTCCCATTCTAAAATCTGACGAACTTCCCATTTATTTATTTGATAGTTCATAAGCTCTTTGTAGCTTCTTATGTCTGTATGATTAATAGGATGTTCCAAAGACTTAGTATTACGTAATTCCCAAAACGCGTACCAAACGTTTTGCAATATAAATGGTGGGTTAGTCTCCAATTCGGAAAACTCTTTTCTCTTTTGATCTACGATCTTCTTGAAATTTTCATCAAGTTTATCATACATCGATTCTAATTTTTTAAAATGGTTGTAGACTGAGGTACTTCCCTCAGTCTTAGCAGCTTTTACCTGTAATTCTATTATTGAAATTAGTCTGTCTTTCCATTCAAAAAAAAAGCACTATCATCCTTCATTTTTTGATAAATGGCCATTTTTATCCAAGAATAGTTGGAATCCATCAACATTTCAACCAGTTTTTCTCTATTAAATGGTTCTCCAAACTCTTCTGACCAGTCCTCTACAACTGCCGCAATTTCTCTGGCTTCCCACTTAGTAGTGTTCTTCATAAAGTCTAACCATTCTTGGTCAGTCATAGATGTAAAATCTTTTACATTATCAGGACCAATCTCTTTTTCAATTTCTTTCTTAAACTGATCCGGAGCTTCACGTAGTTTTTGAGCATTTATAATTGTCAAACGGTCAACATAGGTCTGACTTGTAGGAGGGATGAGTGTTAATGTAGCACCAGTGTCACCTATAGTAGGATGTACTAGTTTCAAAATACAATTAGAAGGTTCTGTAAGATCAAAAAAATTCTTTTTGTTGTTCATGTGTGTTTTCCTTTTGTGTGTTTGTGTAAAGAAGAGAGCCTTACGGTCTGTAAGGCTCCCTAAGGGTTTTTATTAAGCAGATCGTGTGATCACCAATGTTGATTCTTCTGAGGCGTCATAGACGGCCCTGAAGGGTAGTGTGATTATTCTAGGACCACTTCCTTCGTCGATAGGCATATCTGCCCCAGTATAACGAACATTTGGCATGTCGAACTTGATAGTATTTCCATCTCCATCGTCTAGTTCAAAGTCTATACTAGTGCTGGTATCGTCCATGAACTTATTGTAAAGTGCGGCATCAGAGAATAGAACGCTCATCGTTCCAGTAACATCCACACGACCTTCAATAATGTCTGAAGGATCACAATCACCCCAAACGAACTGTGAAGAAAGATTGTTAGAGATAGTAAAATCAATTTCAGTTACAATACCTATCGCGGTTCCACCCTCATTGATCGTTCCTCCACAGTGGGTCATAGGCTGTCTTACAGCCTGTGCAGTGTATGGAGATGCCGATACAGAAGTTCCTGACATTTCCTGAGACATACCAAGAAAATCAAAAGAAATAGTGCTCAAACCATCGGCAGGACTTGTTACAGTCATACTGTTTGCTACGACACCTCTGTTGATCTTGTACTGAGTAATGTCGGATGCATTTTCTTCTACAGTCATAGAAACTAGAGTATCACCCAATTTCAATACATTAGTATCCCATTCGTTGAACATTACACTTTCCAAAAGAACATCGTAGTTGTTATGAGCTAAAGGACCAGACAAAGATCCATTTACGGTCTTATTTCCAGTCTTAACATACAATTTTTGACGAGTGTTTGCCTTTGAAGTGTCTTCTAGTTCACTTCTTTCAACTGAAAAGTTTGTACTAGAAAATCTCTGAGATTCTAGTGTAGGAGTAGCAGGGGTAGTTCCCAATACACTTTCTTTAATGATACCAATTCTGCTTAATGCGTTAGTAGCGTTTGCCATAATTATTTTTCCTTTATGTTATTATAAGTTCTTAATCTATTTATACGTTATTTGATACAAATACTATCAAATGTCGTCTACACCTACTGAATCAACAAAATAACGGTATCTACAAAGAACCGGACTAACTATCCAATCGTTTTCGTATGTACTAGAACCCATCCAAGCTCTGTCTATCTGAAGAGCGTTTGGATATTTTCTTTTACCATTAAATCTGTTAACAACAGTATTTATTATGTTAAAGTGTGTTTCTGTGTTGGCTGGTGTTATTACGTCTACTTGTACTAATCCGCTATGTTCTATCCAACTGTCAATACCCTGTGATATGTTAATTGATTCAGAAGGTAGTACTGTTATACGAACATAAGACTGCCTAGTAGTGGGTTTATACGATTCATAAGCCCTGACAACATCTTCAGTCAACACCAAAGACAATTCAGTATCGAATGTATCGTAAATTGTTTTAAAATCTGTAGTCATTATTTATTTCCTGTATTTTTTCAAATTTTTAATCACGTTGGAAACAACAGGGTCCATGTTGTCTAATACTCTACTGTAAAATCCCGTAGGTGGTACTTTTTGTGTTCCATCATTTACGGATTTTGCATAATCTTCTCCGATCACAACAAAAATGTCATCGTCCAACTCTATTCTATCAATCGTAGATTTGTTTTCGGATTTTGTAGACTGACCGCTGGGGTCTTCGTTATTTTGAACAACTTCTTCTTTGTTTATAGACACCTTAACAGAACCTTTTAATCTACCAGTATCTGCTGGTGCATTATCAATTATGTCTTCCGAACTTTTCTGAACAATACCACGATGCAGAGCTTCTAAATCCTTTTCATGTTCTTCTATCATTTCATCTATTGTAACAACCTTAACCATCTTTAAACTCCCACGAAAAGTTGGTAAACTATACTAGTATCCGTTGGACGTATAAGTTCAAAATCTATTATCTTGTATAAAGTTGAATCAAAAATAATATAGTCGTCCTTATTAATACCTATGTTCGAATCACAAAGTATAGTTGAATCTACATCCTCTACAATACTGGATGGAATAACGTCAACATTCAAGGCAATACGTATTGCCTTGACTTTTCCCCTAGACATTTGAATGTTATCAGAATCGTAAAATACAATTTCTCCATCTGTTCCATATTTTTCCAATAACTCTTCGGTTTTTAATTTCAATCTATTGTATATCACAATGAATTATCCTCTTGAAACAGAAAACTGTCTAGAAGGAAGTTTAATTAAAGGAGATATTATAACAGTAACTTCTTCTCGTGTTTTTGTAGTCGAAACTTCTTTATCGTAATATTCAACTGATTCTGAGATTGGTCCAATACTTACTGATTCTTTCTTGATATTTTCTTTATCAAAATCCGAACTAACCAGATCAATATCAGTTTTGGCATAACCTATAGCGGCACGTGCCGCAGCATCTTTAAGAGCTTTTGGAATAGTATTAGAAAGAACCAGTCTTCCTAATCCATCCATGAAAGAACCACGTGGGTATAAAAGAGACTGTTGAGCATCCAAAATATCTCCCCGCATTCTAGAACCATATAGTCTGTCAATAAGATTTGTAGCTCTAATTACATATTTGTTTTTGTTATCTTGACTCGCATCATTCCATTCTATAATACCTTCAAGTTCTTCAATGTAGTCTACATATGATGTTTCAATATAAGAGTTTGCATCCTCTACACCAGATCCATCTTCAAGTATTACTGTAATAGCCATAATATTTTCCTTATTTTAAAAATTGTAATAAACTTTGTAATAGTTATTTATTGTTAGCAATCATCTGATTCTGTATTATTTCTCTTTTTAGAAACTTTCTTTTTGAGAACTTTCTTCTTTCCCATATCTTTGTTTGGTCTTTCTTCTTCAGAATCAGGTGTGTTTTCTTTAAGATTTGCAAGAGCATTTGCATTTTCCCCCAAAAACTTTTTCTGTTTAACTAGTTTTTTCTTTCTCTTGGCCTTTTTAAGTTCGTTAGCATACAATGCTCGAAGTTTTATATCTTCAGTCTTTTGAATTAATGCTTCATAATATCCAGTCATATCGCTCATATTAATATCCTCTGTTGTGTGTTTGTAATAGTATTTATAGGAAATAAAAAACCCCCGGAAGGCCGAGGGTTTTTAAGGTTTGTCTAAGCTATCGCTTAAATCTGGTGGGTTAGGACACGAACACCGAAGTGATTCTCGTCTTCTGCTCCAAGACCCCAGTTGCCAGCAGTAGCCAACTCAGCGTTAGAAGCAGTGTCTCCAGCAGGAGAGCCGTCAAAAGCAGCACCAACAGGATGGATAACGAAACGGCTACGAGTAGCGAATCTGTTGTTACCAGTAACAATGTCACGATCCTGCTCAAACATACGTTCTGGACGGTTGTCCATGCCTTCTAGGAAAGATCCCGGACGTACAATCAATGAAGTGTAAACGTCAGGAGAACCTGCGGCAACAGGAAGAGTGCTTGAAACTATGATAGGCATACCTTGGAAGGTTTCAATCGGCTGCAAATCAGCAGAAGGAACCAAGGTTGTTAGTTTAGCGACCTGAATTGCTGCATAAGTCTTAGGATGAACAACCATGAATAGCTCATCATCCTGATACTCTCCAAATAGTGAACGTGCTTGTATGATTGCAGAAGCACTAATAGCAGCAGAAGAACCGTCTTCAATTACAGAACCAGCGTCTTCAGCATCAATACCACCAGCAGCACCTACAGCGGAGTTGACCAATGCACGGTCATATTCTCTAGCCCAGAATGAAGCAAGCTTCTGTGCCAATGCTCCAAAAGGATCAGAACCAGTCATGGTAGCAACTAGATCGTTGTAGCTGTAAAGCTTACCACGCTCAAGAATTGGAGCAACCTGCGCAGAAGTGGTCAATGCCGTTGGAGTTAGTCCAGCAGTGTCATTCAACACTTCAGCTTCTCCACCAAGACCGTTCCATGCAGGAACAGTTACAGTTCTACCATAGTTAGGAACAACAATGTCACTTTGAACTACAGCACCGCTCTGGTAAAAACGGCTTCTTTTACGAACGTCCGCCTGTACGTAATCACGAAACGTTTGCGGCTCAAATGTTAGATCAGTCAAATCAGTCATAATATTTCTCCTTTATTTTTGAATATTTTTTAATTGACTATGCTTTTATTTATAAAAGCTGTTATGTATTTTTTAATAATTAAAGTCGCTGACTAAAATTTTAGAACCGCAGGTTCTTACTTACGCTTGGCAGCACGTCTCATGGCTTCTGTCAGACTGTAGTTTGGATCGGTTGGATCAAGACTAAAATCTAACTTACCATTAGTCGGTCTGGTTCCAGAGCCAGAAGCTCCGGTTCCTTCAAAGCATCGAGAATAAATCTCATCAGCTTTAAGTTCTTTCACCAAGTCTTCAACAGTTGCCTCATTACCGTCAATAAAATAAGGCTTACCGTCCTTCGAAAGAACTTCAATTTGTACATCACCGTCATCGGTGACTGTGTCTTTCAATCTGTTCCTGATCACAGGCTTTAACAATTCCGAAACACCCTTGTGTTTTGCTACAGAATCCGTAATCAAAGATTCTATCTTTGATTCTCTGTACTTGTTAACAAAAGAGTTAAGCTTATCTCTTTCTTTTTGTACTTCAGCCTCCAAGGATTTACGAAGTTCTTCTACCTTTTCGTCTGAAGAATTATCTTTCTTAGCTCTCTCTAGTTCCTGTTTTAGATTTTCAACGCTTGATGCTTTAGATCTAAGATCTTCAACGTCAATTCCCTCAAACTTTTTAACAGACTCCTTTAGGGTCTTAAGCTCTCCTAGCAATTCATCACGCTTTGAAACCAAAGGCTGTTTGTATGACTCTAGTAGTGCTTTACCATCTTCAGTTTCTTCAAGAAACTTCTTTACTTCTTCTAAATTCATTGTTTTCTCCTATATGTGTATATTTGTTGTTCAGGCGCTGCCTGTATTACTATTTAGCGATTCTAAAAAAAAAAATTATTAGTTTATAGATTCATCGTTTTGTGGATTTGTCAACAACAATCTTCTTTCGGTAATTTCTTTTAGAGCCTGAGATGGTGTAAGTATTCCAGCTTTGACCATTGCTAATACGTTTTCTATTCCAGCATCTGGTGTAACAGTTAAGGTAGTGTCTATCGTAACTGTAGCATCAACTTCTTCAGCCATATATTGTCCTGCATACCAAAGTGCTCTTTCTAATGATGATGCAAGATCAATTGTTATAACTTTCAAAATACTATTCTTAGTATGTTCATCTAAAAGCCTACCTGTTGCTGTTTCATGAATAGCTTTAGGTGTTGTAAGTTCTAATCCTAGAAGAGACATAGACGCTTTCAATTCATTAATATTTTGCATATAAGTACTAATACCAGAACCGTTAAGCTCTAACCAAGAAACATCACCATCAGAATCAACATGGAAACCAGAGTTGGGCGAAATTACAATTTCGTTAGTACTTTCACCAGTTGTTGGATCTATCTGGTCTTTCATACCTTTTATTACTAACATTGGCATTGCACCATAATGCAAAGCAACATCAACATCAGATGTTTTCTGATAATGTTGAATGTTTAAGTATGCAAGATCAAGTAAAGTGGGTTCTCCCAAAAATGGAGATATTTTATTAGCATATACAGGAGTAATTGGTATCCTTTTCATGTTTCTTATGATGTTTTTATCATAAAGATACTCATTACCGTTCTTGTCTTCTCTCCATATTGTATAACTCACGTTACCGGACTCATCAAAAGAAAACTGTTTCACTTGATATTGTGAAACTGTAGTAAAACCATCATATTCTGAAACTTCTTCAAAAAACCTAAAGTTGATCAACTGTGCAAGACCGTCGATGTATCCAACACTTAGATCTAATACTTGTGTGGGTTTAATGTTTACGAAATAAGGATATGCACCAGCAAGTCTTTCGTCTGCTAGTGTAGAATTAGGTTCAATTACTGGAAAGTCTGTTAAAAGGTAAGTTATTCCGTATTTTATGGCATCGTTCAAAATATCCTTTGAAAAGGATTCCAAGCTTGTGCCCGATTGATCAGCATTGAATATTAAGGGTTCCAAAGAAGATGGAACACCATCAACTTGAATTGGTTTGGTAAAAGCTTTACCGACAGACTGCATTATTACACGCTTAAATACTGGTTCCATTACAGAACGATCTAATCTCATTTGATAATTTGCAGAAGTTTCTTTAGGTTCTTTTTGAAGATAAGTATTACCTTCTCTTCTCATGGCCTCTGTACCTTCCCATACATCATCTACAATAGTGTACTTATCGTGAAGATTTTCAAATGTCTTTGATGCTTTAAAATGTGGATTCATTTTTGTTTTATCCTTAAAGTGTTTTTTGTATTTATTATTAGAGTAGTCATCATATTTATTAACTTTTATATATTAATCAAAGAATGGCTTTTGTCTAATTCCTTTAGATCTAATTGGATATAACTGATAAACCGTATATGAAGATGAGTCAAAAGGATGATCCAGATTACTGTGTTTATCCATCTTTCCACTCTTGTCGTATGTCAATCCAAGTAAAGACTCGACCAAATACTTACATTGTGGGTTAACAAAATATCTTCTTGTTCCATCTGCTGCACATACCAAAGCATTGAATGAATTTATTCTGTCGTTCTGGGTAGGATTTGAATTATCACAAACGATTTTACCGACGGTTGAAAGTATCTGATGGTCTGTATTTTTAGACGAAGTTTTTCTGGCAGATCCCGTAGCGTCAGGATAAAAAATTATATTGCCCAGCCATTTTGAGTATTTGTTTTTTACAAGATTTGCCATTTTCTGCGTATTAGTGTTTGCTACATATAGCTCTTCGATAGCATGTAGTTCTTCAACACGACTTTTGAGTCTTCCATTTGGATAAAACTCTTGCTTGACATTTACCTGATGTATTACCATAGTATACGGATTTACGTTAAAATCCACTCCTATCAACAATGGTTTAGATGGATCGAGTTTTATATCTGATCTGTTTAGAATTGTATCAAAGTCTGGTACAACTCTTCCAAATCCAGAATCTGGATCACAAAGAAACTCGGCCTTGTACTGTGAAGGTGACATTGATGATTTTAAAAACGCTATCATTTCTGGATTATTATTTGGTGTAGGTGAATCATGGACTGTTACTTTCCAAGATCTAAACCCCGGTGTATAATCTGGATGCCCCAATTGACCTTTTTCGTAGTATTTCCAAAGTATGTTGCTTCTGGTTCTTACGGTTCCTGCTAGTATCATTCTACCATTACGAGTAGAAAGCATTGGCTGTACTTTGTTTATTGAATCTTCGGATAAAGATTGTGCTTCGTCAAATATAGCTAAATCTGCTGTAGAACCGAGTGTAGCGTCAACATTTTCGAGACCAGAACATCTTATGGTTGAACCGTTTATTAGTTCGACATACATATCAGAACGGTTGATATTTTTTATAAGTGATTGAGGAAAAATAGGATCAGATCCTTCAAACATTACTTTCCATAGGTTGTACTTTACCTGTCTATGAGTAACAGCAAAAACAAGTATGTCTTTCTTTTCTTCAAGTGCTTCTTTATAAACAATAGCCCTAAGTACTGTCGTCTTACCAGACTGTCTAGAATTTAGTAAGACTCTTACCCTAGCCTTAGATAGTAATACTTCTACCTGATAGCCTGAGAGGTGTCTCAGGGTCTCTGTGGGGCTTAATAGTACGTTGTACCCATTCATTATCCAGAGTTTCCTGAATCCTCGGACTGTTCTAGATACTGTTTGTCAAGTTCTTCCGCCCTATCGAAAGCTTCTTTTGTAATAATAATTCTAGGTATATCACTAGGTGTTTCAGAAATATCCTGTATCTGTTTTGGCATAGATTGTTCCGCTAAAAACTTCACTATAGATACAAGATCTTTTGCAGATAGTTCTTTGTTAGACAATTCTTTTATTATTCTAGGCAGACCTTTATTCTCCAATGCATCTAGACACATTGAGCGTACTCTAAGAATCTGTTGAGCATGATTAGAAGAAACTCCTCCTTTATTACCGGAGTATCCTTTTACAAACTTACCGTTTTTGTAACGTACTTGTCCAGATTCATTTTTGTATGCTATCTTTCCTTCATGAATAAAAGCGTCTACGGCCCATTGGGGCCATTCTTCTTCTAATGGTATTTGTATTTCTGGCATTTTCAATCCTCTAGTCGCTGACTGTTAGGGTTTTGTGTATGTGTGTAATCTATTTATCTGTTATTAAATTCAATAAGAATGTTATAGATGTTATCGATCTTTTTTGATATATCGTTAGCATCTTGAGAAGTTTTGTCTAAATATTTTTCTAGCGCATCTTGTTTTTGTTTGATGATGGCGGTTTCTTTTTGTATTTCAAAATGTTGTTTCTCTAGGGATGTAAGAGAAGTTGCTGTTGTTTTTAAAGAGTTAGCGATTTGCGCATCTAACAATATAATCAGATAACTTGATATTGAATTTTTTATTTTTTTCCACGCCATTCCTATTAAACTGGACATTCCTACTAGTATTCCTATTACAAGGTATATTAAATGTGCAGTGTCACTATTCAAAATATCCATTATCCAAATTTTTCCTTAACAAGTTTTTCCAGTTCTGTTGTTTTTTGTAAAATTAATTCGTATCTGTTGCAGTTATTTTTATTAATTTTTTGTGATCTTAATACTCTGTTGTGTAAACGACGTATATTTTTAGCGTATACACTAGTTTTGTCGTTAAGGACACAAATATGGTTTATTTGGTCATTAAGAACCGCTTCTACGTGTGTTGGATTTTGTGTTAACATCTTGTTTTCGTCTAATGTCTTATTATTTATTATAAGTCGAATAGAAAAAAAGAAGTGCTTGGCACTTCTTTTTGTTTTACATGTTTATTTATGCAATTGTATTGTTTTTAAAAAGATATTATGTCTTCCGTAAAACTTTTTCTAGACTCAATAAGAACTTCTTTTTTATCAAAATCAGACTTTAGTTTTCTCTTTTTGTCCATTATCTTTTTCATCTTTGACGGTTCAGAAAATTTTTCTTCAGCATCTAGTTCTGCCCAATCTATAAAGTTTCCATCTATACCGGGTATTTTTTTCAGCATCCTATCAAGCTTCTTGGTTTGTGTTAATGTTGGGTCCAACATCATACAATCCTTTCTCTTGGAATGATAATTGAACATCTTTGGTATAAACTCAATCATTTCATCATCGTAACTGTTCCAATTCAATGGGAAGCCATTGTTTATGATATGACTTATCAGTTGTATGTATTTCTTTTTAATTCGGTCTCTTTCTTCTTCGTTTAACACCAAGAACACATTCATGTTATCTTGTTTTTTATTTTGTTTGCTGTAATATGCCTTGCTAATGTAAAGTTGCATCGTGTTTCTCTCCATTGTAAATTACCATATTATTTATAGTAATTGTAATTTTTTACTAATAAATTTTTATTATTAAAAAAGAGAACTAAACTAGTTAGGTATTAGAAATTCAGAAACATTTAAACAACCTCTGTGGTTGTTAATACACCGTTATCATCTATTGTTATTTCCCATGTTTTGGTAGGGCTGTCCATTATAAGTTTTCCGTTTTGGATGTATATGTTTCCTGAAACGTGTATTTTTTCTGTAGGAGTTATTACACCTAAACCTATGTTACCACTGTCTACAATATTGAATATTTCTGCATTTGTACTATCAGTAACATGCATTATTTTAGAATTTTCTCCAAGGTTATTGTCTAGTTGGAACAGTGAATAGCTGGAGTTTTTGCTGTTTACATCTTGTGTGAATTTGAACGCTCCTTCTGTAGACAAAAGTCCAATGGTGCCAGCAGAATTAAAAGTATGACCACCACTATTAATATAACGACTCGCACTTCTTCCATCTAAAGAAACAGCCAAGGCCACCGTAGAAGCTCCTCTACTTATTCTAATACCAGTGGTACCGGGTCCAGAGTTTATAATATCGATACCATATGTATTGGTTAAATTACCCCCATCTATTTTTAAAGCGCTTTGACCTGCTGTATTGTTTACAATATGCATTTTAGATGTAGGTGATGATATTCCAACACCCAATTTACCAAGTGGGTCGAATGTCATCAATTTTGTAGAATCCGAATTTTGTATTTCTAATAAATTTGCTGTTTGAGATGGTAAGCCTTTTATAAACACACCGACCTTTCCAGTCCAATTGGGTGTGACGTTTAAAACACCATTAGTTAACAAATTATTACCGACATTGACTATAGGTGTTCTATTTTCGTGCCTCCAAATTTTTAAACCTTCTGCGTTTTGTACACTATAACTTAAAAAGCCTCCACCAGAGTAGGTGGGGGTAAAAACAAATCCGGAATTAACAGAAAAATTGTTTGTACCGTCAAAAAAGTTACCGGTTAGAAACATGTTTGGGCTTTTGAGTGTAGATCCTGTATGGGATTGGGCAAAATTGACAGTAGCATCTTGATACAAATTAAACCTAACCTGATTCCCTTGTAAAAGAGTTTTATCAGGATTAAACTCGAATGACGTATTGTTTTGTACAAAGTTTCGTATTGCTAAAGTTCTTTTACCATCTAGTCTTCCAAAATCTGCTATTGGCGTGTCTGCTAGATTATCTTCAGAATAAACAGACAACTTTGATGGACTGTTTTGTGTTCCAATCTTAACACTTTCTACAAAACTCCAATTTCCTGTTATACTTTGGTTGCTATTAGGATCAAATCCTGCATCATCTACCCAGTTAACATCGTAATCGGTTTCTGAAATTTTGCCTAAAATCTGACCCGCTGATCCCCCAGTAGGAATACCTATACCTTGTTCGCCTTGGGGACCTTGGGGGCCTATAGGACCGGGTTCACCTTGAGGCCCAATTGGACCCTTTTCACCAGTTAATTCTAGTGTAATGTCCTGATTGATAGACTCGTCAGAAAGACAAATCTCTTCAGAAACACCACTTTCTTCTAATATTACTGTTATACTGTTACCCTCTTCCGTTAAAATAGACATAATCAATCCTCTTTTGTAACTTCTGGTAATATTTCTATATTTCCAACTAGTATCTTGAAAATGTTATCAATGTCTTCGATAACTTCTATGTCGTATACATATCCACCTTCTTTCATTACTTGAGTATCTCGACTGCTTAGAAAAACAGTAAATTTACCTTCAAGAGCATCATCTATGGTAATGTCAAATTCTGTATAGTTGTTACCATCAAAAGTTTTTCTTATCTGGCCCTTTAGAGTAAGTCCGGTAAGATCTAAAGGAACAGGATCTGGTGATTCTGTGGTTTTTGTCTTAATAGAAAAAGATTTTGAAAATCTATCACCTTGATAAATTTCTATATTAAGTTTTGCTGGTTTAGTACTCATAAAACGTCCTTATAGTTATAGTTAACTTTCTTTGATACAAGAAAGTGATAAAGCCTATGATTATTTATTAAAATACTTATAATGTTGACCAAAAACACGAGATATTTACTATTATGCTATTATGTTTGTTTAAAGCCACCATTAGTATTAAGCTTTTCCCATATTGACAATTTTACTATCTCGTGTTTCTTATCGTTCTTTACCATTGACAAAATTTTAGTGTTAACCATTGGCATGTAAAACCCTGCTTTTGCTTTCTTTATTATGTTGTTGGCCTTTACTCTTTCTGTTGTATTGGACCATAATTTCTTTCTACCTGTTGACTTATTATTTCTTGCTTCAAATTCTACTTCTATTTTGTTTAGCTTTACATTGTTAAAAGAGCTAGAAAGCTTGCAGTATAGTAATTCTGCGGTTTTTTGATCTACACAATGTATACTAACAGGGTCTTTCGATTTTCTATCTCTTAGAGAGCATCTCATTACAGCTTGGTAAAAAACGTTGGCCGATACTCTATTGTCTGCATAACCAACACCGTAGGTATCTTCTACATATTTTCTGTATGTTGTTTCAAAGTTTGTTGTTTTGGTAATAACTACATTACTCACATGTTGATAGGTGTTCAGAGAATGAGAATTTACAGGCAATTCTGTCCAGTTGTGTTCAAACAAACCGTATGACTTGTTGTTCAACAATAAAGTATCTGTATCTCCCGATTTTCTCTTTATGGTTTCTACTATAGTGTTATAGTCGTTATTGTATTTTTCCTTGAAGTACCTACTATTGTTCTCTTCCATATAGAAAGAAATTGTGACTGGTCTATCAGAAGTTTCAGTTTCTATATTGTCTACCTTAACCTTCGGGCAGTGTAAAACTACAAACTCATGTATGTCTGCATCTTCACCTAACAATATTGCGTCAGATGGGAAATATGTGTTAGATGGTTCTATAGCACAACTGTAAGATACTATACCAGTATTAGAACTAGTGTCCTTCTTGACCAATTTCAATTTCAATTTTCCAGATTCTATTCTAAGCATCACATCTAAAATACCTGAAACATAGGTCTTAATATTAGAAGTAGAATTTCTTGAAAGCTTTTTCAACAAATTAAGGTTTTTTGGTAAAAGGTAGCCTTCATTATTTTCAAAATAAGTGTTGATGAGGTTTAATTCATTGCTGTCAACTAGAGTTATTCCTGATACTAAAGGCAATGGGTCGTCTACTACAACCTGATGTGTCAAATACCTATTTGGTGGTATTTGTTCGAACATCTGTATTGTACAAACCACAACGTTCTTGGTTTCATCTTTTAGGTATCTCTGTAAAGTCTCTTTTACATTTGCCCCACAATGATCACTGTCTATTGCAATAACAGATTTTTCTGTGTGTTTTTGTATTAAATCATGTATTTCTTTTACTGCTGGTTTAGAGGGACATACGTAAAGAACAGGTCTTTCGATAAACCCAAGTCTGTTTTTTATGAACGATGTAGTTTTTCCAGAACCACATGAACCCTTGATTATCTGTATCATAACAATTTCCTTTTGGTTTTTTCAATTTAGTCTAGCAATCCCCACGATTACATTCGACTGCAATCTTATTTATACAAATTGACGAAAAGTAATATATAAAATTTTACGGCATCTATATTTTGATATTTGAGCAGTGGTCGCTTCGCTCCCTATTTGGTATAGCGACAATACCTGCGGTGCTATGGTTCTATATGTCGAAAGAAATAAAGAATCAATTTTCCACTGAAGCGACAGCGAAGTGGAGTGACCGAAGGGAACCAGTTACTACATATTTGCTGGCTACGTATCCGGGTTTAAACCTCGTCTACTAAAGCCAGAGTGATCCGTCTCCAAGGAGCCGAATCACTTCTTTTTCTCTTTGTTTTTTGTTGCATGTAAAATTCTGTAAGTCATTGAAAATACTGGAAATATTATTTTACGTTTTGATCTTAATAGTATAGATGCCGTAAAACCCCAATTTTGATACAAAAAAAGCCCTACTTATGTAGGGCTTCGTTATACCAAAAGGCAACATTCAAACGACTGTAGTCTCATAGGGCATGGGGTACCTCAACTACAGCTATTAAACGCAGGTCGAAAATTATCATTCAACACTACTATTTATATCAATTTGAAATTAATAGAAAACTATTTGTAAAAAAAAAGCCCCGGATAAACCGGGGCGGATTTGCTTGGAGTTAATGTCTAAATGTCTATAGTAGTCTTTAGAAGACCGGCGTAGAACATTGCGTTCTACATTTCTATTTATACAGTTTGACAAAAAACTTGACAAAAAACATTTTTTACTTTATACTTTATATAAATAGTAATGTAAACAAACACACACAATAAAGGAGTTTAACAATGAAAATAAAACATATTAGAAACACAATAGTTCCTCTGCTTACTATCGCTGTAATGGGCTGTGCCGGCGTTGATATGGAAAAGGCACCTGCGTATCAGGTTGAAGTTAAAAAGTCCGTACAAGAGCTTGTGGAGTGCTACAACAACCAATACGCTCTTCACCAGATGCAGAACAACGGTTTAAAAAGATTTGAAAGTTTTATTACTGCTAATACAGATTATGGTGTAATTATAAGGTTCCAATTACAGATAACAACCGGATTCATAAGAATGTATGATCACGGGCATTCTACTGAAATAGAAATGATTCAACGCTGGGATTCAAATAAAGCAGTAAAGGTAGTAGTAGAAATGGTCAAAGATTGTCACTAAAAACTAAAAAATATTTTACGTTTTATAT